TATGGTATTCACTTATTTGAATGTCGTAGATTTCCTCCTCAATTTCCAAGTATTGAACTTACGTATTTTTGCGGGGAATTTAAAAAAAGTCTAAACCCTAACTCTATTATCCAAAAGAGAATATGAATAACATACAAGGAGCAAAATATTGGAAAAATCGTAAATTAGATGATGATTATTGTGATTGGAGAACCAATAACGAAAATTGGATAAAAGAATACTGGGAAAGTAAAGATCATTCCCACCGCAAACAAATTATCAGTATTTTGAGAAAATTAGATCATTGGGATAGCTTATTAGATATAGGCTGTAATTGTGGAACTAATTTAAGGTTAATTAGTGAAAAATTTAAAGATAAAAAATTAACTGGAATGGATATTAATAAATGGGCATTAAATTTTGGTAGAAAGAATCTATCCGGAGTTAAATTCATTGAAGGGAATATAGAAAAGAAATTCCCATTTAAAGATAAAGAATTTTCTTGTTCCCTTATTGATGCTGTGCTTATGTATATAGACGATAAAAATATTGAAACAGTAATTAGTGAAATTAATAGGGTAACCAAAAAGGTAATTATTTTATGTGAATGGTATGACATAAACAAATTAGGAGTATTAAATGGAGGTCATTATGCACGTAATTATTCCATCCTATTATCTGATTTTGGTTGGAAGGTCAAAACTCGTAAAATTATTTGGCCAACAAGTAAAAAATGGGAAACATTCGGTAAATTATTTATTGCTATTAAATAATGAATAAAATACAAAAGAAACTTAGAAGAGCGATTATAGAAAGTTCATTTCTTGCGAAGGCTTGTCATATCGGATCAGCATTGAGTTGTGTTGAACTTTTACAAGACATATTTTCCAAAATGAAAAAAGGGGATAAGTTTCTATTCTCAAAAGCAAGCGGTGCTTGTGCGTTCTATGTGATGTTGGGGCATTCCGGAAAAAAGTTGGTTGAATATCTTAAAAAATATCCCTTGTCTTCAAAAGAAGTTCCTGGAGTATTGCACTCAGTAGGTTCACTAGGACACGGACTTCCAGTGGCAGTAGGATTAGCACTTTCAAATAGAAAAAGAGATGTCTATGTTTTAATGAGTGATGGTGAACTCCAATCAGGGACTTCGTGGGAATGTTTATTATTTATAAAACAACACCACATCACAAACTTAAAAATCTATGTTGATGCGAATGGTTTGCAAGCTTGCGGGACGATAAGGGATATTCTTGATCTGCCATATAGATTTCTTAAAAAAAATGGGTTCAAAATTATAAAAACGATTAAAGGAAAAGGAATAGATTTTATGCAAAATGATTTTCGTTGGCATTATTTTAACCTAACCCCAGAACTTTATGCGAAAGCAATTTTTCAGATCATTGATTAAACTGGCGGAAAAAGATAAATCCATAATTTTTCTTACAGATGATTTAGGATTTGGATTCTTTGAGGAGTTCAGGGATAAGTTTCCTGACAGGTTCTGCAACTGCGGAATAATAGAACAATCAATGACTGGAATTGCGGCAGGATTAGCTTTAGGAGGAAAAAAACCTTATATCTATGGCACAATACCTTTTGTCTTGATGAGAAATTATGAGCAGATTCGTGATGACATAGCTTACGCCAATTTGAATGTAAAAATCATAGGATATTCAATGTCAGGATTTATAGGATTTACCCATAATTTAGAGGGCAAGGAGAACGAGGAGGATTTGCTGAAAAATCTCCCAAATATAAAAAGATATTATCCAAAAAATCCGAAAGAAGTAGAAAAAGTAATGCTTAAAAGTTATTCAAACAATAAGCCAAGTTTTATAAGACTATGATTGTAAAGTTTATCAATTATCAAAAAGATTACCTGAGATTCAAAAAAGAATACGACAAGGTTTGGAAAGATATAAATATGCGAGGGGATTTAATTTTAAGGAAAGACACTAGGGAATTTGAAGAAAGATTAGCGAAATATGTCGGGACAAAATTTGCCGTAGCATTAAGTTCAGGGACAGATGCTATCTATCTATCTTTAAAAGCTTTAAATTTACCTCCATATTATATCAAAGGAAGAATTGCTGTTCCTTGCCTTACTTTTAAATCAACCTGTGGTGCGGTTATAAATGCTGGGTCAGAACCTATTTTATACGATATGGATGGATTGATAAATGAAGAGTGCCGGGTAGCTATCATAGCCCATATTGCTGGCGAGATTTTTAAAATAAACAGAAATCCTGAAATTATAATTGAGGATGCCTGCCAAGCTTTAGGGGCATTAAAAAGTCCAAGCTCAAAAGTCCAATGCTGGAGTTTCTATCCGGCAAAGATTTTAGGATGCAAAGGAGATGCCGGAGCGATTACAACCAATGACGAGAAAGTTTATGAATATGTGAAAGAAGCGAGGAATCATTTCAAAACTGATAACAGGGATTTTGGGGGGAATTATAGGATGGATAACTTACAGGCAGGTTTGCTTAATGTGAAAATACAGCACATTGACGAGATTTTGGCAAGAAGAAAAGAAATAGCGGAAATGTATTTAAAGGAATTGCCTGAATTTTTATTGCCAAATAACCAAGAAGGACGAGTTTGGCAAGATTTCGTAATTCGAACAGAGAATTTTAATCAAAGAAATGAACTCTACAAATTCTTAAAAAAACGGGGAATAGAAACTATTGAAAACGATTATCCTTTTACTCCTCAATATCCAAAACTACCTTTATGTGCGATATACGAATCAGAAACTTTAAGGATTCCCTGTAATGAAAATTTAGAAGATTCAGAAGTAGATTATGTAATTAAATGCATCCGAGAATTCTATGTTCCAAAAAGGCAGGGGAACAATAATTTATAGTCCTGAAAAAAGCGTCATCCTTGATTGTAAGATAGGAGAAAGTTGCACCATCCATGCGCCAGTTTGGATAGGGAATGGGGTAAAAATTGGGGACAGATGCAAAATAGAACCTTTCTCTTTTATACCAGAAGGAGTGACTTTAGAAGATGATGTTTTTATAGGGCCATCGGTTGTTTTTACGAACGATAAGCATCCACCTTCAGGCAGAAAAAACTGGCTAAAAACAAAAGTAAGGAAAGGAGCTTGGATAGGAGCTAATAGCACTATCTTATGTGGAATAACAATCGGAATAGGAGCAGGAATAGGAGCTGGAGCAGTGGTTTGTGAAAGTGTTCCGGCTCACCAAACCTGGGTAGGAAATCCGGCTCATAAAATAATCACGGTAAAAATATGAAGATAATAGTTAGCGGAGGTTCAGGATTTGTAGGTTCTCATACTATCAAAGCCCTGAAAGAAAAGGGATATGAAGTTTTCAATTATGATATTAGAAACAAAGATGGAAGTGAGAAAGGCTGGGATATTAGGAATCGTTATTTATTAGAAGAAGTGATAGAAGAAGGAGATAAAGTCTTGCATTTAGCAGCCATAGCCAGATTTGGAGAAGCGGACAAAGACCCATTATTAGCTTTTGAAACTAATGTAATAGGGACTCAAAATGTAGCTAAAGTCTGCGAAGAAAACGGGGCTGAAAGAATGGTTTATAGTTCGACCGGTTCAGTCTATATGCCGATAGAACAAGAACCACCTATTACAGAAGATTTTATCTGTCGGGGAAACTCGGTTTATGCTTGCTGTAAGTATTTAGGGGAATTGATGATTAAGAAAGAATGTAAGACAACTCCTTATATTATTTTGAGATATGCCCATCTTTTTGGGGAAGGTAAAACAGGACACGGGGCTATCGGGGGGTTCATAGACAGAATGAATAGAGGATTACTTCCGGTATTATATGGTGGGAAACAAAGTAACGATTTTACTTATATCAATGATGTAGTGAATGCTAATATCAGGGCTTTGGAATGCGAAAAAGAATGCTTTAACCAAGCATATAATATTGGAACAGGCGAGGAGCTGACAACTGAAGGAGTGTTCGAGATCCTGAGTGGTATTTTCAACTATCATAAAGAATTTGAAAGATTGCCGGCAAGAAGTGTTGATCCATTAAGATTCGTCTATGATATTTCAAAGGCCGAAAAGATGTTGGGATTCAAAGCAAAGTATAGTTTTAAAGCAGGAATGGCAGATTGGATGTTAGACATCGCGGTAAACAAGAAGATAGAAGACTTTAGACCAGAACACGAAATATGAACTTCCTAACAGGAAAAGATATATTGGTTACTGGCGCTGCGGGATCAATCGGTTGTGAGTTAGTAAGGCAGGTTTTAAAGCACGATCCAAGATACATCTATATTTTAGACCACGAAGAAACGGGGATATTTGATTTATGGGAATCCAACCGAGCAAAGTTAACCCCGATATTGACAGATATAAAACTAAAAGACGAGATAGAAAGATACTTTGAAAAATACAAACCCCAGATAGTGTTTCACGCTGCAGCTTATAAACATGTAATAATGGGCGAGAAGTTTCCGGAGATAGTAAAGCTGACCAACATTGAAGGGACACGGAATATAGTTGAAGCTTCAAAAAAAATCGGGGTAGAAAAGTTAATCTTTATAAGCACAGACAAAGCGGTAGAACCTGAAGGTGTAATGGGCGAAACAAAAAAAGAAGGCGAAAGAATAGTAAAAGAAGCAGGATATATTTCAGTAAGATTTGGGAATGTTTTGGCAAGCAGAGGTTCAGTCATCCCTTTATGGCAGAAGCAGATAGAAAGAGGAGGGCCACTCTTAATAACCCATCCTGATATGCAGAGATACTTTATGAGTATTAGCGAAGCAGGTAGGTTAATAATAAAAGCGGCTGAGATAGGAAAAGCGGGGGAAATAATAGCTTTAGACATGGGAAGCCCTATCAGGATACTGGAATTAGCCAAAACTATTATAAAGTTATCGGGCAAAGAAATAGAGATTAAGTTTATAGGCCCAAAACCGGGAGAGAAACTATTTGAACAGTTGATAAAAGATGATGAAGTGGTCGAAAAAAGAGATGAGTTATTTATAGTGAAAAGTTAATTATTTGTCAATGGTTAAGCTATGCCATTTAATAAAGAAAATGCAAGTAAATATGGGAAACTTGGTGGTCGGAAAGGTTATGAATATGAAGCAGAACAATTAGGAAAGATGAGAAAAATACTCAATAAAGCTTTAGCGTTGACTGAAAAAGTAATAACAGCAAAGGCCAGCATAAGAGAAGCGATGGCCTATGAAAATTCAATGAGGATGGTTTTAAAGATTATGGATAAACTCCATGCTAATAGGCAGGCAATAGATATGATTCATGAAGTTAAAGATTTCTTAACAGAAGAACAAATCGATGAAGTATTCAATCGAAGAGCAAAAAAAGGCAGCCCAATACGGAAGATATAATTTAATTGATTTTTCGGTATTCACCAAAAAAGACTACAGACCAAATTGGCATCATTTAGAAGTTGCAAAAGGTTTAGAGATGGTGGAAAACGGGAAGATTAAAAGGTTGATAATCGAGATGCCTCCAAGACACGGCAAGTCGCAGTTAGCCACTATCAACTTTCCAGCATGGTATTTAGGAAGGAATCCGACCAAAGAGATTATCACCGCTTCTTATTCAGGAGATTTGGCAGTAGATTTCGGGTCAAAGACAAGGGACTTAGTTAACAGTGATATTTATAAAGAGATATTCGAAACCACTTTAAAAGAGGACGAGAAGTCAAAAGGCAAATGGATGACCAAAGAAGGAGGTGGCTATATCTCAACTGGTGTGGGTGGCCCGATAACAGGTAGAGGGGCTAATATCTTTATAATAGATGACCCTATCAAGAACCGGGAAGAAGCAGATTCAGAAGTAATGAGGGAAAAGATATGGAACTGGTATTTATCAACAGCTTATACTCGTTTGGAAAAAGACGGCGCTATCGTGATTATTGCTACCAGATGGCATATGGATGACTTAGTAGGCCGAATCTTAAAGCAAGAGCAGGAAGGAGGGGAGGAATGGTATCTTATTTCTTTTCCAGCCATAGCCGAAGAGGATGAGGAGTTCAGGAAAAAGGGCGAGGCGTTATGGCCTCAAAAGTATGACCTGATAGCTTTAGAAAACATTAAGAAAACAATCGGGCCTTATGGGTGGATGAGCTTATATCAGCAAAAACCTATCCTAACCGAGAGCCAGGAGTTCAAGAAAGAATGGATACTGGAAAGGACAGAGCAAGAGGTGATGGTTTTAAACACAAGAAAATACCTGACCATTGATCCGGCTCTAAGTAAAAAGACTTCGGCTGATTATACAGGATTTTGTGATAACTCGGTTGACAGGGAGAACTTATGGAATCTGAAAGCTTGGAGGGAAAAGTTAGACCCTAAAGATTTGGTAGAGAAGATATTCTTCCTGCATAGCCAGCGCCATTACGAAAAAATCGGGATAGAAAAGACAGCTTATACTGATGGACTGAAACCTTATATCGATGAGGAAATGCGAAAGAGAAATACTTTCCTACCAATAGAACCTTTGAAGCACCAGGAAACAGCTAAAGAAATAAGGATAAGAGGTTTGATACCAAGATATGCCGCTAGGTCGATCGTGCATATTAAAGGAGAATGCCATGCTTTAGAGGAAGAGATGTTCACCTTCCCCAAAGGAATGACAGATGATGTGCTTGATTCGACAGCATATCAATTACAAATAGCACAAGCGCCGTTCTCTGAAGAGCCAATGCCAAAAGGCACGACTCTGAAAGATGACGACCCTTATAGAAATGTTTAATTATATAACCTGTTCTTGGAAAAACTGGATATTAGAATTTAAAGAATGGATAAGAGAAGATGACCATTGGGTTGCTCTTTATGATTTTAAAGAATTAAAAAAGAAAAAAAATGAACCAAAAATTAATTGAAGAATTAGAACAAACTTGTTTGCGCCTTCATGTCTATATAAAAAGATTAGGGGAAGATAATAAGGGTTTTGATGCTTTGACAAAAAAGACGAGCAAAAAAGGGGATAGCACAATAACCTGGGAAGACAAGTTGATGGTGGCGCAATGGAGGGAATATATCTATTACTTAGGAAAATTGATGGCTTATATGTTTGTTTTAAAAGCTGATAGATATTCGACTGTTCCTAATTTGATTGAAAGATTATGGGGAATAAAATATGACAAAAGAGGAGCGAAAGCATTCATAACAAAAAATGTTAAATCAATAGATAATGTCGGGCCATGAAAATAAAAACTTTAAAACAGTTCGAATTCCGATGCTGTCCCGTCATCATCAGGCGGTTGGATAAATATACTTTTGAATACCTGCTTGTCTTAGACGGCCAGTTTTATGGGACCCACATCATTGACAAATTGAAGTGGTGGCAATTCTATAAAATATTCAAGGAAGAGCCATATTCAAACAAGGAGATACAGGCGATGATTCATTTTTTAACAAAGGCCGCAGAAACTACGATTATTACACTTCGGGATAAAAATGCCAAAGCAACAGACGATAAAACAAATTAAAGAATTACAGACAAAAGAAACAATCTTCTTTGAAATTAAGGAGTTCTATTACACCTCTGACTTGTGCTTGGCTGTCATTTTAAAGATGAATAATTACCCCATCGCCCAGTGGAGGAATTTGGGTGATGGTTCGGGAAACAGAAAGTTGGTATTCTTTTTCAAGAAAGATGAGGAAATGAAAAAGCTGATTGACGATTATTTTAATTTGCCAATGGAGAGACATCCTTTTAAAAAGTTCTATGCCGAGTTGCGGGAGATAAAGAATTTGATTTATAATAGTTAAAAAAGGAGAAAAAAGTTATTATCACTTGACAAGGTTGATTGCTAATTGGTATGATGATGTAATATTATGACCATTCGTTCGTCATAATATAAAAGCAACGCCCAATCTTTTTTAGCTTTACCTTTATTGGGTTTTTGGGCGTATCGTAGTTTAGTTATTATTAAGATTAAAATGAAGAATTTTAGTCTTTTTTGTTGTCTAAATTTATGCCATTCAAAGCACGGGAAGAAAAATGCCTAAAAAAATAAAAGAAGAACCAATAGAAGAAACAGAGGATGAGAAGTTTAAAACAGAGATTGAGGGTCTTGGCGGGGAAGAAGCAATAGTTTCGCAAATTCAAACCGAATATAATCTTTGTTTTGAGTTCATGCGACCCAAAATCGAAGAGGGATTAGTGAGATTGACCGTCTATAATAACCAGAAAAGGGATAAGGAAAAAATAGGAGATCCATTACTCTTTACTGTTTTCCAGACCTTATTAGCCTCTCTTTATGAAGATAGGTTGGGAGTCAAGTTCGGGCCGAGAGAAAAAGGAGATGAAGAAGTGGCGGAAAATCTTAATCTTACTGCCGAGTTTGATTATGATGAAATGAAAAAGAATCTTTTGGATTTTGAATGGGATTGGGACACAATGTTTGTCGGCAATGGGATGGTATTGCTGCACGAGTTTGACCGAGAGAAAATGCACCCTGTTCCTGAAGTTCTTGACCCTTTCACCACTTTAAGAGACCCAAGAGCTGTAGCTTTTAATGGAGATGCCAAAGGGAATAACGCCTGCAGATTTTGGGGAAGGGAAATTACAGCCACCAAATGGGAGCTGGAATCAAACCCTGATTACTTTAATTTAGACGAATTAAAAACTGGCAAAGAATTAAAATCGTTATTAACCAAAGCCAAACAGAAAAGAAGGAAAGCCCAGGGACTTTCAGAACTAAACGACAGGGAAGACGAACTGAAAGAGAACGCTGAATATTGTTTAGTGGAATGGTTTACCCATTTAAAAGGTAAAAAGTATTTAGTCACTTTGGGAAATAGCCAGACCAAACTCATCAGGTTGAGAAAGTTAGGAAAGACTTGGCCGGCTATGAACAGGAAACTATTCCCTTCAGCCCACGATTGGGATGGAGTATCAGTGCCTGATTTAATAGAGGATAAGCAAAGAGCCAGGGCTATCTTGCAGAATTTAGGGTTGATGTCAGCTAAAGCTGATGTTGAGCCAATGTATCTTTTTAATGAGGACAGGATAAAGAATCGAGCTGATTTGAATTTTGGATTCAATAAATTCGTAAGGGTGCAGGGACAAGGAGCAGTCCAAGACGCAGTTCAGCCGATGAACAAACCTGTAGTCCACCAACAAGTAAGCTGGATTATGGATTTATTAGACCAGTCTTCGCAAAGGGCTTTAGCCACGCCTGAAATACAGATGGGAATCGTGTCAAAGCAAGCCAGAACTTTAGGAGAGTTGGATTTAGTATCAGCAAAAGTAGATACCCGCTACTCTTTATCAGCCAAAATATTTGGCTGGTCAGAAGCGGAATTCTGGGGCAAATGGTATCTGCTTTATAAGACTCATTTCAAAGACAAAATAGATAAGAAAATGATAAGACTGGCCGGTGTCTGGGGGCCGGAAGTAAGGGAGTTAAAACACGACAACTTAATAGCTGAAGTCGACCCCGATATTATAATTGAATCAAAAATAATCTCGGAAGCCAAAAGATTAAGGGACAGGAACGCTTTTACTGGATATTACGCCATAATCGCCAACAATCCTGAATCAAACAGGAGATTCGCTGATAAAGAACTGGCACGATTGAATGGGATGACTAATCAGCAAATCAAGATTCTCTTTCCTGATACTTTAGACGAGATAGAAGCAACAATGGAAAACGATTTATTGGAAGAGGGGAAGCAGGCCAGAGTGGAAGTCCAGCAAGACCACCAGATGCATATTATGATTCATATGAAATTAAACGACAGCAAATTAAGGGAAGAGCATATTAAAAAGCACCAGTTGGCTATGTATTTAATCAGGAAGAACCAGCAAGTTTTAGGCCAGATGCCTATGAAATCTCCAATACCCATACCTGGAGAATCTATACCTAAAGAAACAACTCCTCAAACATCTGGTGCGCCAATGGGAGGAAAATCTAATGTTCCAGGTTCATTCCAAAAACCTGAAACAGCAACAGCATGAATTTAAATCGGATTTTTTCGACACAAGAAATAAAAAATGAAGCCATAGAGCATTTTAGAAGTTTAATGGATAATACGGACTGGATTTTCTTAGTAGAGAAACTAATACAAGCTGATATATCAGACTTGACTGAGAAACTATTAGATCCCAACCACGAATGGAAAGAAGGCGAGGAAAGGGAAGCCAAAAGAATGCGAGCTTACTGGATTATATTAAGCCAATTACCTGAAGAGTTAATCAAGGCTCTGACAGAAAATCAATCAGATATTTTCACCGAAAGCGATCCTTACTTTAAAAATATGAAAGAAATTAAAGCCAACTCTATAAAAAAGAAATAGAGAGTTGGGAGGTCTTTCTGCGGCGTAGGTCTTACCGTGCCTGAAACTGCAGCGAGACCTCCGAGCTCTCAAGCTCAGAAAGGTCGAGTAAAATATCCGTTCTTAAAGATGATGTATCGGCATTCATTATCGCAAAGAACGAGAAAAAAATAATGCCAGAAGAAAACAAGGAGAAAACCTTAGAAGAGCCTAAAGCCAAAGAAACCAAAGAGGAAACCAAAAAGGTTGAACCAGAGGAATTGGAGGAAAAAGGTGAAAAACAAAAACCTTCTGTAGAAACAGAAGAGAAGGAGGAAAAGGAAATCGAAGAGAAAGAACCTCCAAAGAGATTTCCTAAACAAGAGCAGACGCCTTTGGAAAAGCGCATAGGATATATAGAGAGAAAACTAAAAGAAAAGGAAGAGGCTAAGTTAGAAGAAATAGATTTAGGCGAGGATGAAGAAGAAAAACCGGTCACCAGAAGAGAGCTTAATCAGTTGCTGGAACAGCAAAAGAAAGAGCTTGTTTCAAACCAAATGGTTGACCAGTTCCTTGATGAGAATCCCGATTTTAAAAAATACGGGAAAGTAATTAGGAAATATGCTTCAGACTCAGACTATGCCAATATTCCAATCGGTTCTATCGCTTCAATGATAGTTGGCGAACACTTAGATGAAGAAGCCAATGAAAGAGCCAAGATTAAAATTGAGGCTGATCAAGAAGCGGCTAAAACAAAGATAGGAGGTTCATCAAAACGAGGATTCCCAAGCACTAAAAAAGTTTGGGATATGACTCCCAAAGAATTTGAGGAGTATCAAGTAGAAATACTTAAAAAGGGTCGAGATTAAATAATTTGAAAGGTCGAACATGTCATTCTTCTTTACGAAGAATGCCGATTAAACGGTAAAGAAAATGGCTTACACAACTAAAACAGAAATCACAGACGAAGTAAATAACTTTTATGATCGCACATTACTAGAAAGATTACTGCCACTTTTGGTTCACACCAAATACGGTCAAGTAAGGGATGTTCCTAGAAAATCAGGTTCTAATACCATAAGATTCCGAAGATATAATTCTCTTGCAGTAGCCACTACAGCTTTAACTGAAGGAACTACGCCAGTAGGCAGCCAGTTATCAATAACTGACATTACTGCAAATGTCCTCCAGTATGGTGATTATGTCACTATAACTGATGTGGTTGACTACGAATCAGAAGATCCAGTTTTAACCGAAGCAGCCCAGGTTATGGGCGAACAGGCAGCTAATACTACTGACCAATTAGCCAGAGAAGTCTTAGCAGTAGGAACTACAGTCCAATATTCAGATGCTAGGAGAAGTAGGACTGATTTCTTAGCTACTTGTTATGCAACTGCCGCTACTCTTAGACAAGCGGTTGCCACTTTAGCGACAAACAATGCCCACAAGATTACCAGAATGGTAAATCCAAGCACAGGTTTCTTAACTGCCCCTATCAACGCAGCTTATATTGGTATCGTCCACCCCAAAATCGTCTACACCTTAAAAGGTATAGCAGGTTGGGTGCCGGTAGAACAATATCCGAGCCAAGCAGATGTGATAGACGGCGAAGCTGGAGCTTTTGATGAAATTAGATTCATTCAGACTTCAAACGCAAAGACTTGGGCAATTGTTAATAATATTGCTTCAACAGCGTTGACTATCTATGGGACTTTGATTTTTGGAAAGGATGCTTATGGTATAAGCAGAATTTCCGGAGAAGCTCTAAAGAATATAGTCAAACCATTAGGTTCAGCCGGTTCAGCCGATCCATTGGATCAGAGAACCACTTCTGGATGGAAAGCAACATTCGTCACTATGATTCTTGATGACAATGCAATGTTGAGATATGAATGCACAGCAGCGATCTAAAGTTAGTCTGAGATAAAATATTATGCCAAAGAAAATATCAGAGGCAGAAAATAAAAATGAAAAACAAGTAAAAGCTCCTGTAAAAGCTGAAGTGCCACTCCAAAAAAGAATGGCAACAGAAGCCGAACAGATGAAAGCTCATCTTGAATCCCAGCCAAAAGTCAGCATCTTGATTCCTTTTGAAAAAGGGGAAAAGAAAGGTGCTAGCCAGCCATTTTGTATCAACGGATACAGGTTCACAGTCCCGAAAGGGGTTATGACTCAAGTTCCTGAACAAGTGGCTGAGATGATAGCGGAGAGATTCAATGTTGAGTTGGAAATCAGAGGAAAGTCTTTAGGGCAGCAACCCCAAAAGACACAGGACGCATTAGGATAACCTCTAACCCGCAAAAGCAAGGCAAAGGTCGTTAGAGATGATGTATAAATTTCTTGTCCCGCTAAAACGAGGGCAAAAGGTCGATAAGAAATAAAGCCTGGATGATACACTCCGCTCGTTTAGGGGGGTCACAGGCAACACGGTGTAAAAAAATGATAAGAGAATGGTATAGTTCACAATATTTAGGACATGCCAGTTTAAAAGCTGGTTTCGATGTGTTTAGAATGGCAGTTGAAAATGTGGCACTAACATTACCAACACTAGTCCAACAGCCTGATTCAACAACGGGCACTGCTGGTTTAGGAGGATATTTGAGGGTTTCAACAACCTTTATGTATAAGATTAATGGTGCGACTTACATGAAAGGACTTGGAATAACTTCAGCCGTAAACACGGGTGATTCAACTTGCAGTTTAATTCCTCATAGCGCAACCAATAACACAGCAACTGGTGGATATGATGTTACAGCCACTCGTTATAGGGCCGGAGTATTGTTGATAGATTCCGCAGGACTTTTTACAAGTATAGTATCCAGTGTTGAAGGGGGATCAACTTGGGGAGTTTCTGCTGCTAATAGAGCGAATGCATTAGGTTATTTGGTGAATAGATTAACTCCAACTAATATAGCAGATAAAGCAATTGTCGCCTTCTTCGTAGTTGGAGATGGCACAAATGCTTTTACTTCTACATCAACCTTGACCATTAATACCAATTTTGATGTATATGGATTAGGTGGGATGGCATTAGCGACAGGTCAATCAACAGATGGAGGCCAGATGTTAGGATTGCTATAAACATTTTTTAATGTCGTTCGTTGGGCGGTTATCTTTGCGAGAATCGCCTAACAGCGCAAGGGAATGACTAATTATGAATATACAAAAAATCGGTAATAAGATAATTGAGAGTTTATTGAAAGTTCTTTTAAAATATTATAAACGGCCAGGAGGCCCGATAGTTCTTTCAACTGATGCGGGTCAAGTCTTGCTGGAGTTTGATAAGGAAGAAGGCCCTAAGTCTTGGATACCAGGACACCCTTTTCCCTTTCCAGGAATGCCAGATTCGAGGGTAGTGGAAACGATGTCTATGTTTAAAAGAATCTTTCCGATCATATACAAATATGGCTGGGTAATTTTAAGAGACAGACTGCCGGATTATCTCAGAATCCAGTCCCAGGATGCCAATATAGGCCTTATTGATCCTATGCATTATTCCAGACCGATCAGGGAACTGCATAGGGCATTCACTGTAATGAGAAACAAGGAAGGGGAAGACCAGATAGAAATGAGGGGAAAATGGACTGAAATGAGGGATATTCTTTGTATGTTCTTTGAGTTTGATGATGCTTATCGCTTTCGCTTTCAGGAGATGATGCTGACACTTAACAGGGAGGAATTCAAGTTCTCTCCTTCTGACCGCTACTGGAGCGAAAAAAAGTGGAAATATAACTTCGCTTGGAAAAACAACAAGGAATTCTGGAGAGAAGCAAATCTTGGAGAAAAACCTAAAACAAAAATATGACAACAGTTGGTGAATTTTTAAAATCATACAATAAAGAAAAGGAGAAACAACTTGCTCATCCGAAATATCAAATCTGTCATCTGGTTTATACCCCTTTTACAGGATTAGGCAGACCAGGATTTAAAGGAGACGACTGGTATAAAAAGAGGATAGAGATATTTAAGGAGAATACCTTAAAGAGCTTACAGAACCAAACCAGTCAATACTTCGTCCACTGGATATCTTTCAGGGAAGAGGAACAATCTAATGATCTTACTAAAGAGTTGTTCACTTATCTTTGCGGAATAAATTGGAGAGTAATCTTCACTTTCGGAGGACTTTGCTGGTGGGATGACAAATTCAAAAATGATAAACTTCTGGAAAGATTAGAGGACACTTTACCTTCCTTAAAAGAAATAGTAGGGGATGCAAAGTATGTCTATGAAACAGTCTTGGCTTCTGATGATATGTATCATAAAGATGTGATAGAAGAAATAGAAAACCAACCCTTCGCCTTTAAGAGAGCTTTGGTTCATTGGAATGGCTATATACAAAACCTTGAAACGGGTCAATTAGCTGAATATAATCCACCTGCGGGACATCTTCCGCCCTTTTACACGATTATGTATCCAGCAGATGTATTCCTGAATCCGAAAAAACATTTTGAGTATATCCGTGAGATGATAAGCCACGAAGATGTGGATAGATTATTTGACTGTATAAGACTTCCGGATGGCAGGTATGTGGTAAATGTTCACGGAAACAATCTTTCAACTTCTTGGATGGGATACAAACACAATGC